ACCTTCCAGAGATGGAAATCCAGAGGCAGTTCTTGGAGTATGCCTATCAAGAAATCGACTGCCCGTCTGTCCTAGCTGAGCTATGGCTAGAAGACACAAACCTTGGCCTAGTGACTGAATCCACTGGCTCAAGACGTTACCCTGACGTTTACACAATTTTGCATCGCAACGCTGCTGGCAAGATTGCAGACGCAATGTACAGACACTGGGGAGATATCCTAGATGAGCACAATTGAACTTATTTTACTCTGCGGCATCATATTTGCCATTTGCCTAGGCTTTTTAGCGTGGTACGACAGATGACCACCAGAGAATACGTAACTAACCAAGGCAACAGACACCGAGGACCGCTTGTGTCCTATAAAGTTGTCTTTAAGAGCAAGCGGATGACAGTAGACTACACCATGGTAGACCGGAAGATAACGCTCAGGGATTTCATGGAAGAACTACGCTTGAATAACCGGAAGGCCAACCGAGACTTTAGCTACGAGATTGTCAAAGACAAACGTGGCCTAGATAGAGCAAATTGGACCTTGAGCTACGCTGGTCACACCCAGACCGGATATGCAAACCGCGCCAATACGCGACCAGGGGAGTACTAAGCGTGGCCGGAGACTCAATAGAGACACTAGCCACCCAAGTCTATGCACGAGGCCAAACGCTAAGCATAGACAAAGATTCTGAGGGCACAACTTGGACCATTACGATTCACAGTCCCCACTTGTTACCTCCGGTCAAGTACTACATGGGATACAAGGGCCAAACACTGAAAGCTTTAGCAAACGCCGTGTGCGGAAAGGTAAACTTTCAATAACAGACGCTAGAACTAAGCCGTAGAGACCAGCGGAGCTGATTAAAATTGTCGCATCACAACTGTACACTATTGCACAAAATTGTTCTTTCTGTTACCCTATACACTATTGTATACAAGGTTGTTACTCTTAGTCTACTTTCAGTAGACAGTAATTAAAAACATTAAGAACAATCTTGGGACATATACTATGCAGCTAGAAGACCAGTTGATCTTAGCTAAACTGCTAGAGGATCTACAGTTTGCAGTAGAGGAAACACAGGGAGACCAGAGGGTGCAGCTGGTAGCCTCTTTTCTCAATGTGATCCAGTGGTACTGTGATCCAGATATGTTCGATGAATTGGCCGGGGCCTTCACAGACGATTGTATGATCACTGTGCCAGACAATGACCCCCTTTGGTCATATTTGTACAAAGAGCTTTACCAATGAGATGTGCAATCTGCGACATACGCTTGACCAAAAATGATTACAATTCTGACATTTGTGCTACGTGTCAGTGGCACATAAGAGACGCGCTTAACGAAGGAGGAATAGAAGAATGGTCTTCGGACGACTTGCCGCAATACTACTCGTCGCTCTACACCGGCTGGGGCTTTAAAGATGACTAACTTACAATGGTGGGCCAATGCTGTGCGTGAAGAGTCTGATGATCCTGTGAATCTTCCAGCTCACTACCGCAGTGGTAACATCGAGTGCATCGACTACCTAAAGGACAACCTGTCCCACGAGGCATTTTGCGGTTACCTAGAGGGCAATGTAAAAAAATACTTGCACCGCTACAGGCACAAAGGTAAACCTGTACAGGATCTACAAAAGGCACAATGGTACCTCAACTACTTACAAAAGGAATTGTCTAATGAAGATTGAATACAAAATTAGCTTAAACGACTCTCAGATAGACGAGATCACCGTGAACACCCTGATCTCTGACTACAAACAAACGGGCATAGACGGACTACAAGAGGTCCAGAAGGCTATCTTCACGCTTTTGTCTAGCTGGTACATGACACCGGACGAAGCCAAGAAAGCAGTGGAGGAATGACACAATTTTGCCACAATTGTACTAGCCATGCAAAAAACGCATAGCTGCTATGCAAGTAGAACATGAATAAAGTTTCAAATAAGGCAATCCTGCCACATTCTAGTCCTAATCGTGCCATATTTGTGTGCGAAACTCCTTTTGTCAGTAAAAGAAGACTGATCGAGCACAGCTCGTTTCGTTGTTGGACAAAAAGGAAAATTAAAATGAGCTTGAAGTTTTTAGATGAACTTCTTGGACCACTGATTGTGCCCCCAAGATCTAAGCCTAAGAAAAAAGAAAGGTACGGTCAAAAGGAGTACGGTCAGTTCCGTAGGTTAATGAAAAAGCTAGGAGCAACGTATCGTGTCAGCGATGACCATTACGTTGATATAGATCCCTTCGATGGCTACCCTCGTGGAATACATACGTATCACTACGATTGGGTTAGCACTCTAGAAAGAGTCAAACTAGCTTTAGAAAAACCAAAACTACTAGATGCAGAAGGTTATATTTCTGAGTAGTTTTACAACCTTGGCCCCTGGTCTTCGGATCAGGGGTCTAACCAGCTAGGATTTAAAATGAAAGTAAACTCAAAACTTGCTGATAGAATTGCCAACAGGGTATATAAATCTAAATGGGCTAAATTAGGATTAACAGATTGGTCTTATCTTAGAGACTGCTGCGAACATTCTGACTTAGATCCATTTCAGTTAGACATGCTTACCGACATGGTGATGTCACGTTTAGAAAAACTAATGGGAGATCAATGTGGTAGAGAGTTTATCGGTCCTGACGCACCAGCCGTGTGAGGATTGTGGTTCTTCTGATGCCTTGAGCATGTACGACGATGGTCACACATACTGCTTTAGCTGTCAGAAGTACCGCTCCGAGCACGACGGACAACCCAGACCAGAGCCAGACGTATACTTAGCACCCAGCAAGCTATCGAGCTGGTCTGAGCGGGGCATCGCCAAGGTAGTTCAAGACTTCTACGGCGTTACAGTAGGTCCAACCGTACCACCACGACCACCGGGAGAAACCGTAACCTTTCCATACTACACCGGCTCAGAACAAGTCGCCAGCAAGACCCGTAACCCAGACAAAACATTTATCACCAACGGATCTTTCAGAGACTGTGACCTGTTCGGTGCTCATACAATCCTGAAGTCCAGCAAGAACAAGTCCAGCGTAGCAGTACTGACCGAAGGTGAGTCCGACGCTTTGGCTACGTTCCAGATGATCAACCGTATCCCCGCTGGTGCCACCTCTGTCAACGACGGCTCCAGCAAGTCCTTGGTGCCCGTGTTCTCGATCAAGAGCGGAGCAGCGGGGGCAGAGCGAGACGTACGGAACAACCTTGAGCTGCTGGAGAGCTTCGAGCGCGTCTATATCATCTTCGACAACGATGTCCCAGGGCAGTCAGCGGCGGAGAACTCTGCTAGGCTGTTAAAGCCCGGTAAGGCGTATATGGTAAAGCTGGAGCGGAAGGACGCTTGCGAATACTTGGCCAACGACGCGCAGATAGAATTTATGGCGCATGTCAAGGCCGCTCAGATCTACACCCCCAGTGGTATAGTCAACGGTGCCGACGCGTTCGAGAACCTCTGGGCAGACCAGAACCTACAGAGCTACCCGTTCCCCTGGCACGAACTACACGAGCGCACCCTGGGCGTACGCGCCAGAGAGATCGTAACGTGGGCCGCTGGTACAGGCGTAGGTAAATCGTCTATCCTGCGCGAGCTACAGCACTTCTACCTGAAGCAAACCAAGATCAACATTGGCATCATTGCGCTGGAAGAGAGCGTAGACCGTACCAAGCGAGGCATCTTGGCCGTGGAGGCTAGTGACCGTCTGCACCTTAACGAAGTATTCAGCAAGTATTCCAAAGAACAAATACGGAAATACTTTGACGCTACTCTAGGTTCAGGGCGTGTTTACTTGTACGACCACTTTGGCTCTATGGATATGGACGACCTGCTGAGCAGGGTACGATATATGGTAGTAGGTCTAGGCTGTAAGATCATCTTCATCGATCACCTGAGCATCTTGGTCAGTGGTCTAGATGTATCAGACGAACGCAAAGCCATAGACCGGACCATGACGCTCCTGCGGCAGCTCACAGAGGAGACGGGCTGTACCATACACTTGGTCACCCACCTGCGCCGTACTCATTCAGACAAGAGCCACGAGTCTGGTGAAGAAATTAACCTTGGACATCTCCGAGGCTCTCATGGTATTGCTCAGATCAGTGACACCGTGATAGCGATGGAACGTAACATGCGCTCGGACGACCCGGTAGAGAGCAATACAACTTTGCTCCGGGTGCTCAAGTGTCGTTACACTGGCGACGTTGGCGAGGCCGGTAAGCTACTGTACGATAAACAGTCGGGCCGCATGGACGTACTATACGAGGAGTTTTAAGATGGCTAAGAAACACGCACAAGCTTTCCAACCTAAGAAGCCTACGCGTCGCCGTAGTCGGTTACACCCACAGGCACACACTAAGCGCTTAAACAAGAGACACCCAGATAAAAACTCAAACAAAAGCAAGAGAGGACAAGGATGAATACCGTAACCTATACTAAGGTTCACCTGCTAGATCACATGGGATCTGACCTTAGCGTAGTAAACGCAG